GTAGTCTGAATTAGTGCCACTGCTTTTCTTTGATGTCCCCATTTTGTGGAGCCCGTTAGTCCCGCCTTTTTAGGTTCAAGACTATCGGGTTTTTTGTTGCCTATAGAAAATATCGTTATAAAACAATGCATTAAAAGAGGGTGGTTCGCCCAGTGGCGACAGAATGGCGACAGCCATTTTGCGGGGCACAAAAAAACCTGCTTTCGCAGGCTTCTTGTTAAATCCAAAGTGATCCCTGATTGCTCCTTGTTGGATGCGGTGGAGCAATATCAATTTTACCCGGTGATACAATCTGCCGTTGGATAGATTCCAGCGTCACGAAAGTACAGCTGCAATTGATATTTTGGCACTGGTGATAGCGTTCTTTGGTGTTCTCACTCAAGTAGCGGCTTGTGCGGGCATGGGCGGCAGTTCGGCAAAGCGGGCAATGCATCATATTGATATCCCCTTCTTAATCTCTCAATTGCCGCGATAATACCCTCCCCGATCGAGAACAAAACAACCTTTAAGTGAATTTACAAAAAACAATTCACATTACGAGACATCATAAGTCACATCAGAAAGCAAAACCTCGAACTCCAGCGCCGTGGTAAAACCGCTGTTGCTGAGATTGTGCGTGGCTTTGCTTACTATCCAGTGCTGCGCGTCGATCACCTCTTTAAAACCGCTGACGCGTACTGGCGTTTCCGGCGTGATGTTTGCGCGACCCATAGCGAGAGACAGTGAGAACTCAGCCGCTCCGCGCTGTAGCTTTTCCCATTTGGCTTGCGCGGCCCGCATGGCGGCGGCTTTGGTGGCGTAAATCTTGGTGATAGCAAACACGTTATCTTCAGCCCCCGCCAGATAGTCACCTTTCTTTTCTTCCACAGGCTTACCCAGTTTCTTGCTGGCAGTCGGCTTGGCTTTAGGATGCTGCAACGCCCGTAAATGCTGCTCTTTCGGCTTACGCTGCAGCTTCACTTTCTTTGGCTTCGGCTGCTTAGTGTTAAGCCAACTCGCCGTCACTCCGGTGTAGGCGTCCCTGTCGGCAATGCTGAAACTGTGCTGATCGCCATCCTGTCGCGTGAGGGTGAACACCGGCAGCGGCTTGCCGCTCGCGCTGGTGCCGTTGCCCGGCCGCATAAACAGCAGACTGCCGTTCTTCACCACGGCCACCGCCCCATTGAGCGAGGCAAGCCGGGTAATAAACGCCGCATCGGTTTCCTGCGTCTGGTCGATATGGCTGATTTTGATGGTTCCCAGACCGGCGGCCAGCGTGGCGTTGAGCTTATTGCGCGCCGCCACCTTCTGCACGATGTCGCTCAGGGAGGTATCATGATAGGACTCATCGCGCCGGGTATTCAACGAGCCGCGAAAATCGGCACTCCGCGCGCGGATAGTCAGCGTATCCGGCGCGCCTCTGTGCTCCACCTCGTCCACAGTAAACAACCCCTTCGGCGTCAGTGGCGCACCTTTCCAGCCGAGTGACAACGCCAGCACCGCATTGCGTTGGGGCATCACCATCAGCCCGTCGCTGTCGTCCAGCTCGATGTCGAGCTGGTCAGCCTCAAAGCCCCGGCTATCGGTCAGCGACAGGGATATAAGCCGCTTGCGGATGTTTTGCGTGATGTCTTTTTCCTGCAATGACAATGAGAAGTCCGGGGCAATCAATGCCCCGGCAGGCATGGCAACGCCAGTGATCATGATAAAAACCCTCCCATTGCCCCGGCGGCCTGTCCGGCCATCGCGCCCGCTTTATCGTATAGCTCTCCAGCTTGCTGCCGCAGATCACCAAACATGGCAGACAAAGACTCATCCACCCGCTTTAAATTGAGTGTGAACTCGGTACGGCGCGGGCTGCCGTCGGCGAAAAAGTCCGAATGGCTTTCCGATGTCGACTCAATCACAAACATGCCGTAAATCGTACCGCTGCCCTCAATCAGCGGCCACGCCCGCCCCTGCTCCGCCATCAGTTGCAACGTTAACAGCGAAAAGCGGCCGCCGGTGATCTCCGGCAGTAATACGCCGGACAGGGTAATGGTTTCATCATCCAGCCCCAAAAACTGCGCAGCCGGGCGCTGGCCCACACGCGCATTGCTCGGCCAGCGGTAATCTGCCGTGCGGTTCAGGGACTGATACGGCAGGGTTTGCAGCATAAAAACAAACAGCCCCAGCGTTAACATCATGTCGTTACCCTCCGTAATTCATGCGGCTACGTGCAGCAGCCGCTTGTCTGCGCTGTTCGGCGGCAAGCTGGCGAGACACTTCGCGGGCAATGGCCTGCGCGTCCTGTCCCGGAGCGGCATGCACTTCAATGGTGATCGGCGCCGGGGTTATTTGCACGGGCGCCGCAGGGGACGCTGTCGCCATCACCGGGGTAGACAGTGACAGCATGGCCGCCGACAACGCCGCCGTTTTACGCCGCCCGGTGATATTGGCCGGGCCGTTGACGATCTCCGGGCCACGCTCGCCCACAATGCCAAACTGCCCGGACGGGATATCACCGCCTTTGTCGAATGCCCCCGCATAACCCGGCCCCGGCGTCAGCTCAGGCGCGGGACGGCTGTAGGAAATCGCCGGGTTCACTTCGGTTTTACCACCACCAAATTTCATCCAGTCCGGCAGCATGTCGGTTAAACCGCTAATCTTGTCTTTCAGGGCCTGCCAACGCTCGCTAATGCCCTCCATGATGCCGTTAATCATGTTCATACCGGCTTCTTTAAACTTGCCGGGCAAGGCTTTAGCCGACCCTACAAGCTCATCCCACTGCCCGCCGAGCCACGTTTTCAGGTTTTGCCATGCCGCTTGTGTCGATTTCTTGACGTTTTCCCATGCCTCCGACGTCGCGGTGGAAATGCTGTTCCATGCGCTCAAAGTGGCGTTTTTGATCGTTTCCCATGCGGCCTGAAATTTAGGCCCTAACGTCTCCCAGTTCTGCCAGATGTACACGGCCGCCATGGCAATCAGGCTGATAACGGCCAAAATCGGGTTAGCCATCATGACGCGGCCCAGCCACATCACAGCCGTACCGACAAAGCGCAACCCTTTAACCAGCCCGGCAAACGACACGCGCCCGACGATTGACGTCAATTTCAGCATGCCACCGCCCATCGTCAGCAGGGAGCGCCCCACCGCACCACCGGTAAACTTCATCACGCTGCCAAGCCCGCGTGCAGCGGTGGTTATGCCCTTAAACGAAAACGTGGCGGCAACCCGGCTCAGCTTAAACAGCCCTTTGGTCAGCCCCAGAGTCGGCCCCATCAACAGGCTAAACCCGGTGATCACCGGCCCGGCCAGAAAGCCCAAAATAGCCATGCCGCCGATCACTGCAGTCAAGCCCAGCGCCAGCTTAAACAGCGTGCCGGACAGCTCCGGGTTTTCCTTCGCCCATTGCCCGGCCACGCCGAGCCATTTGGTGGCGCTTTGCGTGAGCTTACGCAACCCGGAATCCTGTTTATCAAAGACCTCAATTTGAATATCCTCAAAGGCCGAGGAGAGGTTTTTTAAATCGCCGTCGAGGTTATCCGTTTTCGTCTTGGCGATGTGTTCTGTCGCCCCCTTGGAATCCGTCACCGTCTGCTTTTTCGCGGCCAGCTTGCCGTTGCCTGCCGCAGCAATCAGCTTGATAGCGCCTTTCATCGCCTCTTCGCCGAAAATCACCTTCAGGTATTCCGCCTGCTGCGCGGTGCCGAGCTTGTTCTTTTTAAACGAGCTGTCGATTTTCTTCAGGATGCCTTCAATCGGCAGCATGTTGCCTTTGCTGTCTTTGGTTTTCACCCCCAGCTCTGACAACGCATCCTGCGCCTGCCCGACCGGCGCTTGCAGCCGGGTAAACATGGCGCTCGTCGCCGTCCCGGCCATACTGCCTTTGATGCCGTTATCGGCCAGCACGCCCAGTAACGCGGTGGTGTCTTCGATACTGGCCCCGGCCGCCTCGGCAATCGGAGCGACGTACTTCATCGCCTCGCCAAAATCCATCAGGTTGCTGTTTGAGCTGGTGAATCCCTTGGTCATCACATCCGCAACACGCTGGATCTCGTCTATCGGCATGTTAAACGCCGATTGCATGTTGGTAATGATGTCCGCCGCGTCGGCAATGTCCAAATCAGAAGCCAGCGCCAGATTAACGGTGGATTCCGTCGACTTCAGGATGGCATCACCGTTAAAGCCGGATTTCGCCAATACGGACTGCGTGCGGGCGACGTCCGTCGGAGAAAAGGCGGTGGTAGCCCCGATGTCCCGCGCCTGCTGACGGATAGCCGCCAGTTGCTTGTCGTTTTTCGCCAGCCCTAATGTGGCCTGTGTGTCTGACATCTGCTTATCGAACTGCACACCCGGAGCCATAAACCGGCTTTCGGCATACAGTCCGGCGGTAGCGACCCCCAGCCCGACGGCGCTTTGGTTGCGGACGGTTGCGCCCAGCGCTTTACCGGCCTGCGCCCGCTGCTGAATACGGTTCAGTGATTCCTGCTTTTTACTCAATCGCTCCAGCTCAGCCCGCTGGCGGTTTAAAGCGGCGGTGGCCTCACCAGCGCTGGATTTTAACCGACGCTGCTCGGCGCTCAGGTTCTTGGTGGCGATACCGTCAGCGTTGAGCGCATTACGCTGGCGTTGCACGGACTGGCGCAAGCCGTTGTATTTCGTCTGCAACTCGGCAGCAGCGCGCTTTGACGCTGCCAACAGCCGCGCCTGCTGCGCCGTGGGTTTTTCGGTCGCCTTAAACTGAACGGCCAGCGCGGCCGCTTCTTCTTTGGCTTTTTTCAGCGCCTGCCCAGTGGCGGCAAGCTGGCCCTGGGCCTTGCGAAACCCCTCAATCCGGGCGGCCTGTGCGTCCAGCGTTTTGAGGGTGTGTTGGGTAGTCTTGATGTCACCGGCCAGCCGTTGACTGGCCTGTTGGATACTTTTAAGCGGGCGTGTGGCTTGGTCTACGGCCTTCAGCAAGACCTGAAGCTGCAGGCTTTTACTCATCGTGATTCACTCCGCTGCGTTGCAGGGCTTTATGACGCCAGTTCAACAGCTCGGTGAGCGTCATTCCGGCCATTTCCGACGGCGGCCAGTGGAAGATCACCGCTATGTCCGCCATCAGGTCATCAACGCCCAGCCGGGCGTCAATGCTTACTCCGCCGAGTTCGGCGACAAAAAACCGACAACCTGCCCGGCCAGCGCCACCAAGTCCGGCAGATCTAAACGGGCGCATTCTTCTTTGGTCAGGTTCGGTACGGTCACGCGCGGCAGGATCACCAGCAGCGCGTCAACATCGGCATTGGCGACCGCAGCAAGACCGACGCCGCGCAGTGCGCCTGCATTCGGTTTAATCACCTGCACGTCGGTGATAGTGGTTTCACCGCGCTTAATCGGGGTGTCGAGGGTTACAACGTTTTCTTTAGTGTCTTTCATGGTGTCTCTCTCAAATCAGGGGGAAAGGGCCAGCCCGGCGGGCTGGCGCAAAAATTACAGGCCGATCGCCTTGCGATGTTCGGCCAACCGGTCAACGCCGTCGACTTTCTCGACCATGTTCACGGTATCGACTTCGATCAGCTCTTTGCCGTCAACGGTCAGCTTGAAGTAAGTACATTCGGTGGATACCTTGGTTTCGGTGTCCTCGCCCTGCTTGTACTCGCCGAAGTCGATTTCCTTATGGCGACCACGCAATACCACCTCCACGGCAGACACCTCGCCGGTGTCATCACGCTGGAAGGAACCGGCAAAGCGCAGCGGCACGGCATCGACTGCACCCCATTGCTTAAGCACCAGCTCATCAATGCCGCCCATGCTCCATTCCAGTGCCAGCGCGTCATCGTCCAGCCCCATATCAATGGAGGCCGCACCGTTCATGCCGCCACCCCGGTATTTCTCCAGCTTGCGGGTGAGTTTTGGCAGAGTCAGCGAGGACACCACCCCCATATAATTGAAACCATCGTTGAACAGGTTCAGGTATTTCAGTTTCTTAGGCAGAGCCATAAATCATCGTCTCCTTTAGCGATTCACGGACGCGGCGAACGTCGCCAGATAGCGGTCAGTGATGCGCTGGCGCAGGGTTAAATCTTCCAGCGGCGGCACCGGCGTGTAGTCGTAATCAATAAACAGCTTGCCTGCCTTCAGGGTGTCCTTGTCGTTGGCGGTTTCGTCATACCAGCAATCACCGTCGATAATCAGCCCGGCGGATTTCAGCTCGCGGAACTTGGCTTTAATACCGTCGATCATGTCGCGGACAAGCGTCGGGGTGACTGGCCGGTCAATCGCCCACATGTGCGCCTCGGCCATGGTGTCGGCCAGCACCTGCGCGGTGCGGGTGTAGTTTTCGAACAGGAACAGCGGATCGTCTGAACAGGTACGCGAACCCCAGAATTTAAAGCCGTCCTTGCGGATAAGCGTCGTGACACACGCTTGGTTCAACAGATCGGCATCGGTGCCGGGAGCCTGTAGGTCCCAGAACACGCTCGCGCTGATGCCGGTTACGCCATTGACGCCGACGTTAGAAAGGGTTTTGTGCCAGCCGGTTTCCGTGTCGATTTTGGCGCGCAGGCCCAACGCCCGTGCAGTGGCGTAGGCAATGTCACTTTTGTTGGTGGCAGTGTTCCAACTGACAAAATCCGGCCAAATCAGCATCAGCTCACGCTGGCTGAAATTGGCGCGATACTTGATTGCCTCCGCCATCGTTTTGCAGCCATAAGCGCTGATATAGCCGAATGCGCGCAGCTTTTGGCAGATTCCGGCCAATGCGGTAGCCACTTCCAGATTGTCATAGCCCGGTACGCCAAGAATGCGCGGCTTAACGCCTAACTCGGCCTGCGCTGAGAGCAGCGCTTTCATGCCGGTATAACGGCCTTCTGCGTTAGCGCCGCCGATAATATTTGAAGTGGTTTCTTTGGCGTCTTTGCCTTCGGCAACACGCACAACCACCGTGACCGGTTTTGACTGGTCAGCGATAGCCAGCAGTGCCGCTGCCAGCGTGCCTTTTTTACCGGCCTTGCCGGAGGCAGCCAGCACGTCGGTGATCAACACTGGGGTGTTCAGCGGGAAGGTGGCCGCGTCGGCGTCCTCCGCCGTGCAGACCATGCCGACGATAGCCGTCGAGACAGTGGAAATAACGCGGGTGCCGTCGTTGATTTCGACAACACGCACGCCGTGATGATAGTCAGCCATGTATAGCTTGCTCCGTCATTGGTTGATGTAGACAGGATGCAACCAATTAACAGAGCTTTCATCTTAATGAGGATTGTTGTTCAGCCAAACAACTTATTTATATTAAATCAGCATTTATAAAACATCCCCTGAAATTTCACGTTCTGAGGTGTGCATTTTGCATGGCGATTTCTTATGAGTTTTAATTATTTCCTTAACATTGCTTAACGAAAAAAGCGTACTCATAGACACCATAATAGAAACCCCAGAGAAGATACCTGCCAAAACTGTCAAAAAAAACGAAGCCGCCACGGAAAACAACCTGTCAAAACCATCAGAAAAATTAACATCCACCTTGTAAAAGTCATTAATCACTTGAGCCAAAATACTAAACAGTTCACTCCCAAAATATATTACAAGTGAATACATTAGAATAAACACCACTAAAGCAAGGGCACACTTCCAACCCCTTTTAAATCTTGTATCAAATCCCGAGCACAGCTCGTACCCTATATTTCCATTTACATATACCAATCTAAAAACACGAGACCATCGACGCGATACAGCAAATCTCCGGATTGCCTCCCTAGGTTCGGTGTGATTGATAAGGATAATTATCTCATCGTAACTAACATTGGAGCATCGATATAAATAAAAAAACAGTCGTTCAACAAGATACCTACTTGGCTCTTTTTTCCTAAGTTCTTCAAGTAAAGCTATATCAATTTGATGTTTATCCTTTCGTGCCCCATGAAGATAGACCAAAATAGAAATAATTATTGTAGCAGCGGCCCCCAAAAAACTTCCGAATCCTGACACCCAAGACATAAAAACTCCGTTCATATAAGGTCTGATTTAGAAAAATAGCACATATTATGAAACTAGCTAAATCATACGATCGTTTTCGCCGATCAATAGCAGCGTATTGATCTACACAATCAATTGGACGATATTTGGGCTGACGGGTTAAGGTCAACAGACAAGACGCGGCAACATCAGGGAAAGTCGCAAACACAAAGCCCGCATCGTTGAGTTGCGGGCTTTTTTCTTATGCGTCGGGGGCTGACGGCCAGTTAATCGCCGGGGCGGCTGAAACATCCAGACGGTTAAGCATAACCCGATACCTTTTCCAGCCTTCCAGCCGGGCTTTTTCGGCATCACTCACCATATCCAAATCAACCGCATCCTGCAGCGGCGCGATCATCTTGGCGGCTGCAGCAATACGGGCGCGCTGCTCTACCCGGGCTTGTTCTTGATGTTCTTCCGGTGTGTAAATCCGCTTGTCGATTTTCTTCCCATCAAATACCCAATCACCCGAAATATTCACCCGGCGATT